CCGCCGAGCGTAAGCCTAACGCACGCGAGCGTTGACCGAGCATAACTGAGTGAAAGAAAGGAAGATGACACATGACCCTAGAAACCCTGAAACAATGCCGCAAAGCCGCAGTCGATGTCAGAAAGGCAGCAAACCGCCTTGCAGAGCACAGAGCATCTGCCGGAAGCATCGGCGGCATGCGATATGGCGACACGCCCCACGGACGAGGAGAACCGCTTGCACCGCAAGAAGCGTACATGGACAAGCTGGAGCAATTGCAGGAAGATTGGTTCCAGTGCGATGAAGTTCTCGTGCCGCTGGCAAGAGAAGTGATGCGGTCGGCGTCACGCCTGCCATACCCGCAGAACCGTCTGATCGAAGACTATTACATCATGGGTGATGATTGGAGCACTATCAACGAGCTGCACGGACTGAACCGGCAGCAGTCCCGTTATCAGGTGCGGAAAGCCCTTGAAAAAATTCTGGAAAGGGCTTGACATTCAACATCATTTGTGCTATAATTGATAACATAAGATACTGTGCCTGACGGTGTAACGCCGTCGGGCATTTTTTATGCCATTTTAGCGGAGGGGAGGACATGGCAAATGCAGAAAACCTGATTCCATTCGATGAACGAACAGAGAGCGAACAGAGAGAAATCGCGAGAAAAGGCGGCATCGCTTCAGGAGCGTCCAGAAGGGCGTACAGGAGCTTGAAACAGGCGGCGAAGGCTTTTTTTCGGGAGAACGATGACGCGGCAATGCAGCTGATACAGGCACTCTACGAAGAAGCCAGAAACGGCAATGTGAAAGCTCTGGAAAAGCTGGAAGACCTCAACGGGGAAACCGTCCAGCGGGAAGAACTTGCCATGAAGAAGAAACAGGCGGCGGCACAGTCCAAGCCGGACAACGGCAAGACTGCGGAACTGATCGCCGGCATGCAGGAGGCAGCAGATGATCTACACGAAGAAACAGCGGCAGCTGCTGGAACTGTGGAAGCGGAAACAGCTGTGCCGGATTAACCTGCTGGAGGGCTCGGTGTCTTCCGGAAAAACGTGGGTGTCGCTGGTACTGTGGGGCTTCTGGGTGGCGACCATGCCGGCAGACAAGCTGTATCTCATGTGCGGCAAGTCCCTGACCACACTCAAACGCAACTGCCTGATACCGCTGGAAGAACTGTTCGGGCGAAGCAATTTCCAGTTTTCCACTTCGGCGAAAGAGGCGTATCTGTTCGGGCGGCGGATCCTGCTGGAGGGGGCAAACGATGCCCGCAGCGAAAGCAAGATACGCGGTCTGACTTTGCAGGGGGCGTACTGTGACGAACTGACACTGTTTCCGAGGGACTTCTTCGTGATGCTGCTGTCCCGTCTGCGTGTGCCTGGTGCGAAGCTGATCGCCACCACGAACCCCGACAGTCCGGAACACTGGCTGAAAAAAGAATACATCGACCGACGCACGGAGCTGGATATGCTTGTCGTGCGTTTTTTGCTGGACGACAACACCACGCTGGATCCGCAGTATGTGACTGCTGTCAAGGCAGAGTATACCGGCGTATTCTACAACCGGTTCATTCTGGGGGAATGGTGTCTGGCGGAGGGGATTGTCTATCCCCAGTTTGACCGGACACAGCACGTGCGGCAGCTGGACAGCCCGCAGGGCAAGTGGTACGTCTCTGTAGACTACGGCACGCTGAACGCCTTTTCAGCGGGGCTGTGGTGTTATGACGGGAAGCAGGCGTACCGTGCCGCAGAGTGGTACTACAGCGGCAGAGCACAGCGGCGGCAGCTGACCAACGCCCAGTATCTGAAGCACATACAGGCACTGGCAGGCGGCCGGAACATTGCAGCTGTCGTCGTGGACCCGTCAGCGGCTTCGTTTATCACGGAACTGCGGCAGGCAGGTTTTACCGTGCGGAAAGGGAAAAACGATGTGGTGGACGGTATCCGCAGAGTTTCCACGGCATTGCAGCAGAGAAAGCTGCTGTTTTCGCCGGCGTGTCAGGACTGCATTCGGGAATTTTCCTTGTATCGCTGGGACGAAAAGGCAGCAGAGGACAGACCGATCAAGGAGAACGACCACGCCATGGACGACGTGCGGTATTTCGTCAACACTGTTTTGCGGCAGCCGGTAACGCTGTCCCGCTCCGGATTGACGTTGTGAGAGAGGTGAGAAAATGTTATATCCAAGACAGGAATATTACATCATGCCGCAGGAAGCGGAACTGACGGCGGGAAAGCTGGGAGAGTGGCTCCGCCGGCATCAGCAGGACTGCAAGCGTATGCAGTATCTGAAAGACCTGTACGAAGGACGGCACCCGATCCAGCTACAGCCGAAGAAAGAGCTGTGGAAGCCGGACAACCGCATCATCTGCAATCACGCCAAGTACATTGTTGACCGGTTCAACGGTTTTTTCTTGGGAATTCCGGTAAAGACGATGCACCCTGACGAAGCGGTTTCGGCGGAACTGGAGGAGATCCAGAAGTACAACGATCAGGACGACAACAACGCGGAGCTGTCGAAGTACTGCAGCATCTACGGCAGCGGTTTCGAACTGCTGTACACCGATGAAGATGCCAGAATCCGCATCACCTATCTTTCGCCGCTGGAATGCTTTCTGATCTACGATGACTCCGTGGCGAGAAAGCCGCTGTACGGCGTGCGGTATTATAAAAACACCGACGGCGAAACTGTGGGCAGTGTGTTCACGGCATCGGAGGTGATCCCGTTTTCTGACAAAGACGGTCTGCACTTCGGTACACCGGAGCCGCACTATTTCGGCGGTGTGCCGCTGATCGAGTACATCGAAAACGAAGAACGGCAGGGTGCTTTTGAACAGGTGGAAAGTGCGATCACCGGCTATGAAAAGGCGATCTCCGAAAAGGCAAACGACGTGGACTATTTCGCTGATGCATACTTGCTGATGCTCGGGGTAAATGTGGACAAGGACGACCTGCACTTCATGCACAGCAACCGCATCATTCACGTGGGGGAACTGGATGCGGAAGAACTCAACGCTGTCCGGGTGGAATTTTTGCAGCGTCCCTCGGCGGACACCACGCAGGAAAATCTGCTGAACCGGCTGGAAGATCAAATCTACACCCAGTCCATGGTGGCGAACATTTCAGACGAGGACTTCGGCGGCAGCTCCGGCACGGCGTTGGCGTATAAGTTACAGCCCATGCGGGACCTTGCGGCGGGGAAAGCGAGAAAGTTTTCCAGCGGCATGAACCGGCGGTGGCAGCTGGTCGCATCTTCTCCGGCTTCCAGAATGCCGGCAGACGCGTGGAAAGCGATCACGTACCGGTTTACGGAGAATCTGCCGAAGAACCTGCTGGAGGAAGTACAGGCAGCCGCACAAATGGCTGGCATCACTTCCCGCGAAACCCAGCTTTCCGTGATCTCCGCGGTGGACGACCCGCAGACGGAGCTGCAAAAAATCGAAGCGGAAAATGGCACGATTCCGGAGGACAGCTACAAGGCGGAACGCAGTGCCGGCACAGAGGTGACTGCCGATGCCGAATAAGTCCTCTCCGGCGTACTGGCACGACCGGAAAGTACAGTATGATGAAACCCTAGGCAAAGACGAAAAGCGGCTGTACAGCAAGCTGGGGGCGTACTATGAGAGAGAAGCGGCACGGCTGGACAAGGAAATTGCGGCGTACTACACCAAGTACAGCATCAACGGCGTTTTGTCGTACCGGAATCTGCTGGAAACGCTGCCGGACGAGGACAAGCTGCTGCTGATCGAACAGCTGGACGAGTTTGTGAAAAAGTATCCGGCGTATGCCGACCTTGTGCCGGTGCGGGAATCGATCTACAAGCTGAACCGACTGGAGGGACTGCGGCAGTCCATTGCCATGCAACAGCTGCACATGGGGGTCTATGAGCAACAGCAGGCGTTGGCGTTTTTTCAGCATCAGGCTCTGCGGTACGCCAACGGGGCGGCTTCTTTTCTGGGACTGGGCAACAGCTTCTGCCGGCTGGACAGCGATGTCATTCGTGCCGCGGTGGGGAACAAGTGGTGTGACGGCAAGGACTTCTCGGAGCGTATCTGGGACAACCGGAAGAAGCTGGGGAACACCCTGCACACCCAGTTCGTCAACGGCGTGATTCGTGGGGACGATTACCACCAGCTGGCACGGCAGATTCGGGCGAAGTTCGTGAAAGTTTCCCAGAAGAACGCGGAACGGCTGACCTTTACAGAGGACACGTATCTTTCCAATGAAGCGGCCATGCAAGTGTTTGAACGGGAAGCAGCGGTCACGGAATACGAATTTGTGTGCACCGGTGATGCGGAAACCTGTGACATCTGCCGCGGGTTGAGCGGGGAACGGTTTCCGATCTCCCAGCGTATGCCGGGGACAAATTTCCCGCCCATGCACCCGTGGTGCCGGTGCTTTTTTGATCCGGTGATTCCGGAGAAAATCGGCGGGAAATCGTTGACTTCTGAGGGCGATGGTGGTATAATAAAGGCAAGTGGTATACGGGTCAACCTGCAATTGTTTGCAAATAAAAATATTGCCAAAAATGTCCTCGGTACAACTCGAAAAATCAATCAAAGCATGGAAATCAAAAGTGGAAGAACACAGAGAAAAAATTTCTGCTCCAGAAAAATTTTATCCTGATTGGGATTCGTTTGATGAAAGATACAAATTGGGTAACATCAAACACTGGCAAAAAGAAATAGACAATTTCAAGACGGACATATCAAGAGCCGAAGAAGAATTGAAAAAGAGAGGCGATTTAAATGGATAAAGAGCAATTTGATGCAATGAAGTTTTTTATAGCCGATTTTTTCGAGGAAATATCAAAAAGAAAAAAAGAAGCTGATGCCGACATGAAAAAAGACGGTTCTGATCTTTTTGTTAGCGGAAGAGCATTAGCATACAATGAGATATTAGAAATTCTTCAGAACAGACTTGATGTATATGGAATTGAAGTCAAACGTTAGAAGATGGAATTGATTCATGTATATGAGCATGAAAGTTTATTGAAATTATCGACTAAGACATCTCAAAATAGTAGTTTTTTTGAGAGATAAAACTGAACACAAGAAAAAGCATCTCAAACGAGGTGCTTTTTTCATGCCTGAAAGGAGAAAGAAC